AGCCAGTTTAAAGTTACTAAGACGGTCAGTTCCAGCGTAATCAAAACCTTTCTTAAGCATCGTTTCAGCCATTTTTTTGGTAAACTCAGCAAAGTGTTTTTTTTGTTCATCGAGTGTCATTTTATACGAGTTATGCGTACACCAATATCCATTTTTTCTGTCTTAAACTTTTTTTCAGGTGCCTTACGTTTAACAAACATACACACCGCTGCACTCATTTTTAATTGAGTTTCATTAACCATTAATTGGTCACCGACATTTAAAGAATTAAAGTCGTACTTTGTTTTTCTGCCTTTCATTTTATTGTTAGTTGAGTTGTTGACTTACCTATTAAATAAGTATTTGTATCTAAGGTAAGTTGATAGATAACAAATCCTTCACCGTGAGCAACTTCCTTGATGTTCTCACTTTGAGTTGGTTTCATCGGTAACTGAGTACACGATGCCAGTAGTAATCCTATTATATATTTCATAATTCAAATTTAATTATTTAAACTAACATAACAAAATACTTAATATTTTAGTTAATACCCCTACCACTATTGAATTACCTGCCTGCTTATACGCTTGAGAGTCAGATACAGGCCATGTGAAGCTATCCGGAAAGTCCATCAGTCGGAAGCATTCACGAGGAGTTAGTCTACGGATTTTGTAGTTATTGGTTAAGTGTTTAACAGGATTTTGCCCACCACCATCATTACCTGCTGAAATAGTTGGTGAAATTCCATCAACACTATATATTCTTTGCTGTGAATGTTTTGGGTTATTTAACTGAATTATTTCCTGATTACAAGCTGTATCCAGAGTTTGTGCAACTCCTTTTCCAACTCTACCTCTTCGTGTTTCTGAAGATGGAACACTGAAATTGATTGAATCTCCTTCGGTTGCTTCCTCATAACCTTTTGATGTGGCTGATTTGATTTTTAAAAAATTGTCATCCATTCGCTGGCCTGCTTTAGTTGTAACAGCCTTTGAAATTTCATCATTTTCAATAGTTGAAAACTTAAAACCGTTACCTTTTTCTTTTTGAGTTTCTGAATTTGAAAATAAATAACTAACCATTTTCTCACTCAAAAAATACTTCTCATCCACAGCACTTTCAAGCACGTCTTTTAAACGCTTAGTTAAATGTTCCTCAACTGGGAATCTAAAATCTTTATCATCTCGGATTCCAACTAAAAATACACGTTCACGATTCTGAGGCACTCCATGATGCTTTGCATTAAGAACTTTCCAATATAAATGATATGGTACTGAATCTTCGTAAGGAAATATAACAGGATTACCATTTATTGATTTACCACCTAATAAGTTAACCCACTCACTAAATGTCTTACCACCATTATCAGATAATAAACCTTTTACATTCTCAAATATGAAATATCTTGGATTGTTCTTTTGTATAAATTCGTGACTATTAAAGAATAAAATACCTCGTTTATCTTCCTTACCTAATCGTTTACCAGCTAATGAGAATGCTTGACATGGTGGTGAAGTCATATAAATATCAAGTGGTTCTGACGGAATTTCCCTATCATATACATTTGTAGGATAATATTTAGGTTCTCCATAATTATGTATAAATGTTTGTCTTGCGTATTTATCCATATCACAAGCAAATACTTCATCATATTCAATACCTAATCTAATTAATGCCTGGTTAAAAGCTCCTACACCTGAAAAATCTGAGCCAACCTTTATCATAAATTCCCAATTTTCATTATTTTACCATCAAACTTTAAAGCCACTTCGCCCGTTTGAAGCCCACGACCTTTAGCGATATCGAATAACATCAATCCCCTCGTATCTATTGGTTTACCTTTATATTCGTATCCGTTAGGGAATAATTCGTAATACTCAGGTCGGAATATAAAACTAACAATATCCGCATCCTGTTCAATACTACCCGATTCCCGAAGGTCACTTAATAACGGTCTTTTATCGGGTCGTTCCTCACATTTTCTACTTAACTGACTTAAAGCAATAACCGGAATATTTAAATCCTTTGCGATTGTTTTTAATCCTCTTGATATTGAGCTAATCTCCTGCTCCCGACTACCTTCGCCCTCACCTCGCATTAATTGTAGATAATCTACTATGATTAATTTAATATTCCTTTCATACTTTAACTTTTTAGCCTTAGCTTTTAAATCTGAAATACTTAATACTGAGGAATCATCTATGTAGAATGGAGCATCGGATAATTTGTTAAATGATGTATTCATTACTTCAATATCATTGAGTCCGATTCTTTTTTGATTAATTAGAGTACTTGGAATGTAAGATTCCGATGAAGCCAAGCGACCAGCTAATTCCGAAGCGGTCATCTCTAAACTAAAGAATGCCACAGGGATATTATTTAAAGCCGGTATTTTAGCTAAATGTAAAGCCACAGCGGTTTTACCCATAGCCGGACGTGCTGCTATTATAATTAAATTCCCATTCTGCCAACCTCCAGTTATTGAATCTAAGTCATTAAGTCCTGAAAGTATCCCAGTGGGTTGACCTGAGCTTATAACTTCGTAAATGTCTTTAACTAAATCCCCATAAATTGTTTTTAGTGTTTTAACTTTATCTAACTTAAAGGTAGTAATATCGGATATCTTATTGTTAATATCTTCAATTATTTCTAATGGGTCATTAACTGTGTCCGCTGTTTTCTTTTGAATCTGAAGTCCTAAAAAAGAAAGTTCTCTAATTAAATAAACTTCAACTAACCTATTAATTAAAAAGTTTAGATTCCCTATTTCATTTGTTAAACTTGTTATATAATACGGGCCTCCAATTTGGTCTAATTGCCCTCTTTTTTTAAGTTCTAAGCATACGGTAACGGTATCTATGTTAAAACCCCCCTTTAAAAGCTCACACATTGCGTTATAGACGCACTTCGTTTCAAAGTGGTAGAAATACTCCACTTTTAATTTATCTGCGCTTAAAACGAATTCTTGAGGGAATAACAAAATAGTACCTAATAGATTCTCTTCTAACTTTTTCATAAATATTGATTACGTTGTGCTTTTTGAGGTCCCGAACTTACGGTTAATTTTTTAATGTATGGCAAAGTATTTAACAAAGTAGATTTCCAATAAACTATTTTCTGATACTTACCTGAGCGGTTAATACTCCAGTCGGATTCTAACCAGCTATCGTATTTTAACTTTAAGTCCGATGAGTCGACATTAGGCTCTTTTGTTTTAGCGTATTCTAAAAATTCATCAAAGTTTGGTATTAACGCTTTTTTTATTTTAGTTTTATTTTCATTTACAATTTTATTTTCAATTTCATTTTCATTTTCATCTTCCATATGTTTAACATATGTTTTAGATATGTTATTTATATCTTTAGATTTTAGTCTGTTGTTTCTCCTTGATTCTGAATAGTTTTGACGTTTTATAATTTCATTTTTTAAACGTTCATTATATAACAAATTAGTAATCTCATCAATTTTAAATTTTTCACGTACAGCCTCAAAACATTCATGTGAATTACATATGTTTTTCATATGTTGTTCTTTTATTCCTCCTTTTGATGCTTGAATACATAAACACCTGATATAAGCTCCTACTTGATCATTATTTAAATCAGATACTCCACTAAAAAAATCCTGATGATAAAACAGGAATGCCGGATCCTTACCCATTTTGAACTCCTTTCATTAACTTAATTGTTAATACTGATGGCATTGTTTTGTCTTTAATCTTAATTAAAAACCCTTTATTAAACAACCTTTCGATTATTTTATAAATGCCTTGTTTAGTTAATGACAACTCATCGGATATATAAATAACCGAGAATGTTCTGTTACCACTCGAATAAAATACTTGATGGTAAATTGAATCCAAAACAGCGTATTCGCTAATGGATAGGTTCATCGCCTTTCTTAAGGGATGTGAAATAATTGTATACATAAAATGAAGAAACCCACGAGGTTCGGCTAGCAGTACCTCCCCCCAGTGGGTTAATTAAACAAACATGAAAAACAATGTATGCTGCTATCATACGGGTACAAATATAACTATAATTTAGTTAAAAACAAACTTCCCAGTCAATTTTATTTAAAATATAAGGACCGAAGTACCTATTAACTATCCATTTTTGACCATCCCAACAAAGTCGGGGATTATTACAGTCAGTAGTTGCGACAATA